TAGAAGGTAAGCAAAATACTTGACTTCTCTACGCAAGCCAAGTATACTAACTAATTATTTAAGGAGAACCTATGTCAGATTACAACAGAACCTTCAACGGTGAAGCAAAGATTAAACTAACTCAACTGGTCAATGAGGGTATGACTGTACTACACGAAATTGATACATTGAATGGTGGACTAAACGACACTATCAAAGCAGTTGCAGAAGAACTTGAAATCAAAGCTAGTACATTGAAGAAAGCAATTAAAATTGCACACAAAGCAAGTTTAGGTCAAACGAACAAAGACCACGATGAACTCAATACAATCTTGGAAACTGTGGGCAAAACACTTTGAGTTACGTTGACGCTATTCACAGCAGGGATGAGGATCGTATCTACGTAGTAGAACGGGATAATAACGGCAAGCGTCAATACAAAGAATTCCCTACTAATTACGTATTGTATTATCCTGACCATAAAGGTAAACATCGTAGTATCTATGGAGATCCAGTTAGTCGTTTCAGTACACGCAAACGACAAGAGTTTGAAAAAGAAAAGCGCATCCATTCAGGTAAGAAATTATTTGAAAGTGATATTAATGTAGTGTTTCGTTGTCTCAGCGAAAACTATCTTAAAGTTGATGCACCTAAACTTCATACTTGCTTCTTTGACATTGAGGTAGACTTTGATCCTGAGAAGGGTTTCAGTCCTACTAGCGATCCATTCAATCCTGTAACTGCTATCAGTTGTTACTTAGATTGGCTAGACCAATGCATTACATTAGTGATTGCTCCGAAACATATGAGCAGTGAAACAGCCCAAGAAATCACTAATGAGTTTGAGAATACAATGCTTTTCAAAACTGAGAAGGAAATGTTTGATGTATTCTTTCAACTCATTGAAGATGCTGACGTATTGACTGGCTGGAACTCAGAGGGCTATGATATTCCCTATATGGTCAATCGTGTTACACGTGTGATGAGTAAAGATGACACACGCAAGTTCTGCTTGATGGGTCAATTACCTAAAGCACGTGAATACGAACGATTCGGTAAAAGTGAAACAACTTATGACTTAGTAGGTCGTATTCACTTGGACTATCTACAGTTGTACAAAAAGTATAACTATGAATCACGCCATAGTTACAAACTTGACTCTATCGGTGAGATGGAAGTCGGTGAGAACAAAACTCAATATGAAGGTACGCTTGACCAATTGTATAACAAAGACTTTAAAAAGTTCATTGAATACAACAGACAGGATACAATGTTGTTGGTGAAGATTCACAACAAACTTAAGTTTTTAGAATTAGCTAATCAACTTGCACACGAAAACACTGTACTGCTTCCAACAGTAATGGGTTCAGTTGCAATGATTGAGATGGCAATTTTTAATGAGGCTCACGAACGTGGGTTAGTAGTTCCAGATAAAAAACGAAAGGTTGAAAATGAAGAGGAAATCCAGCAGGCAGCAGGTGCCTTTGTTGCTACGCCGAAAAGAGGAATGCACGAATGGGTCGGTGCAGTTGACATTAACTCGCTCTATCCCTCGGTTATTCGAGCCCTTAACATGGGCGGAGAAACCATCGTTGCTCAAATCAGACAGACAATCACAGACCAGTATATGAAAGATAAGGGCCTTCGTTTAGCAAGTGAAAAGAAACGCTACAAAGAAGGTGACGATGATGTGACTGGTGCTATTCTATGGGAGAACCTATTTGGTGCATTAGAGTATACTGCGATTATGAACCAAGAACGTGGCACTATGCTTACAGTTGACTTTGAAGATGGTCGCACTGAAGAAATGAGTGCGGCAGAAGTCTGGAAGATGATATTTGACAGTCACAAGCCCTGGATGCTAAGTGCGAATGGTACAATCTTTACTTACGAAAAAGAAGGTATCGTTCCTGGACTATTGACACGCTGGTACTCAGACCGTAAAGAAATGCAGAAGAAGTTAAAAGAAGCAACTACTACTGAGGATAGAGAATACTGGGACAAGCGACAACTTGTTCGTAAGATTTTATTGAACTCAGCATACGGTGCATTGTTGAATGAACATTGTCGTTTCTATGATAAGCGCATAGGTCAAAGTGTTACATTAAGTGGTCGTCAAATTGTTCGTCATATGATGAGTACTATCAACGAATCAGTTGAAGGTACATATTCACACGAAGGCAATGCAATTGTATATGGTGATACTGATAGTTGTTACTTCACTGCTTATCCTACACTCAAGCCGCAGATTGATAAAGGTGAGTTGGTATGGGACAAAGAACTATGCATTGGCTTGTATGATAGTATCGCAGACCAAGCTAATGAAAGTTTCCCTGCATTTATGGAGAAAGCATTTCACGCTCCTCGTAAGAATGGCGAGATTATCAAAGCAGGTCGTGAATTGATCGGTGATCGTGCTATCTTTATTGTTAAGAAACGTTATGCTATCAACATCTTTGATAAAGAAGGTAAACGCAAAGATAAAGAAGGTAAGCTTGGTGATATCAAAGCTATGGGTCTTGACTTGAAACGTGCTGATACTCCTAAATACATACAAGAATTCTTAATGGATGTATTGCAAATGGTTCTTCAACAAGGTAAAGGTCGTGAAGAAGTTATTGAAGCTATCAAAGACTTTAAACGAGTATTGACTGCACAAGATAGTTGGACTAAAGGTTCACCTAAAGGTGTAAACAAACTTACAATGTACGGTGACTTAGAAGCTAAGAGTAGTACTGGTCGTGCAAATATGCCCGGTCACGTAAGAGCCGCACTTAATTACAATTACTTACGTAGAGTAAACAGCGACAATTACAGTCAAAAGATTATTGATGGTATGAAGGTAGTAGTATGCAAACTTAAACCTAATCCATTAGGCTTTACTAGTGTCGCATATCCTGTTGATGAACTACGCTTGCCTAAATGGTTTACAGAATTACCATTCGATGACCAAGCAATGGAACAAACATTGGTCGATGAAAAGATTGATAACTTGTTAGGAGTGCTTGGTTGGGACATTCGTAGTAGTACAGATACGAATAGTACGTTTGATGATTTATTCAGCTTCGGGTAAATTGCTATTGCTTTACGCAATAAAATATAATATAATATACAACATAAACTGCCTAAATAGGTATACAAAGGAAAAACATGAAAGATTATTTACAAGATTTAATTACACACACAAACGGTCTAGGTGATGTAGACTTAATTAAAGTATCAGGCACTGATACTGAGACAACTATCAATGCAATTTCAGAAAAGAAAACTGTTATTGTATCAGGGGTATTGAATAATCCAATCGCTGACTTCATCGGTGTATTCGGTATGCCTAACTTAACTAAACTCAAAACTATTCTAGGTTTTGATGACTATGATGAACACGCTAAAATCTCTGTATTACGCACTAATCGTGATGGTGTTGATGTACCTAGTACTATTCACTTTGAAACAAAAGATGGTTCATTCGTTAATGACTATCGATTGATGACTAAATCAATCGTAGAAGAAAAAGTTAAAAGTGTTACATTCAAAGGTACTACTTGGAACGTTGAGTTTGAGCCTACTATTGCAGGCATTCAACGACTAAAGAAACAAGCAAGTGCTAACAGTGAAGAAGAACATTTTACATTTTCAACAGTTAATGGTGACTTGAAAGTTAACTTTGGTGACCCATCAACTCACAGTGGTAACTTTGTATTTCAACCAGGAGTTACTGGTTCGTTGAATAAAGCTTGGAACTGGCCAGTTAAAGTGTTCTTAGCTATTATGGACTTGCCGGGTGATAAGAAAGTTCGTATCGCTGATGCAGGTGCGACTGAGATTACAGTAGATTCAGGTCTAGCTACATATACATATCTATTGCCAGCTAACGCAAAATAATGGAACAAGATAATCTATCACAAAAACAAAACCCAGACTGGGCATTGTTCTTACCTGCAGTCAGTAGTTTTTATATTGCTGGCTTGGGTAAGCAACGTAAAGGTGAACAGTATTTTGATACTGCACGTATTCCTGCACAGTTCAATGGTGATGTTGAGAAATTAAACTTTCTTAATAGTAAAGAAGGTCTCTATTATTATAAATGGGGACTGTACTCTGCTGGTCACGCAAACTTAGATACTACTAAAAACGATCCTAGTGAAAGTATCATTAGAGAACGTGAAGCTGGTACGTTTATGTTAGGTGACAGTGGTGGATTTCAAATTCTTAAAGGTCAATGGCCAGCTGATTGGAAGGATCCTAACTGTCCCAAAGCTATGATTAAGCGTAAGGCAGTATTGAACTGGATGGATACTTATATGGACTATGGTATGGTCCTTGATATCCCTTCACAATCACTAACTACCTTTCATATGAAGGATCCTAAAACAGTTGAGAAAGATTCAGAGGGTAAACCAATTCCAGGAACTGGAAAAAGTCTTCATGGTATTAGTACTATTGAAGAAGCTATTAGTGCTACCCATATCAATAACGAATACTTCATTAACAATCGCAATGGTAAATGTAAGTTCTTAAACGTATTACAAGGTCGTACACATAAACAAAGTGATGATTGGTATGCTGAGATGAAAAAGTATTGTGATCCAAATATCTATCCAGATAATCATTTTAATGGTTGGGCATTCGGTGGTCAGAATAAGATTGATGTTCATTTGATGTTAACACGTATGGTTGATATTATCTATGATGGTTTATTGGTAGAAGGTAAACACGACTTGATTCACTGTTTGGGTACAAGTATCTTAGAGTATGCTGTATTGTTTACTGATATTCAGAAAGCTATTCGCAAGTATCATAACCCTAAACTACAGATTACATTTGATTGTGCAAGCCCATTCTTTAGTGCGGCTAAAGGTTTAGCATATTTCAATACAAGCATTGAGCATAATAAGAAATGGTCATACAGTATGGAAAAAACTGCTGAAAAGAAAAGTTATGCTAATGATAATCGTAAATATCGTGATGCTGTATTGGCTGAAGGCATCCATAAAATCTTTACAGATAGTCCAGTAACTGATAAACTAGTGCTTAAGGATATGTGTTATCGTGGTCAAGGATTTATTGGTCAGCACGGTAAAGAAACTAAAACTAGTTGGGATACATTGAGTTATACATTGATTCAAAGTCATAACGTTTGGATGCATATGAATGCAGTACAAGAAGCCAATCGTCAATATGAGCAAGGTGTAGTACCTAAAATGTTGATGAATGAACAGTTTGAACGTGTATTGTTTAAGGATGTTATTGATGAAATATTCAGTAAGAAAACTAAACAGGAAAGTATTGATTTAATTAATCAAAACAGTAGACTATGGATGCAGTTTCAATCAGGTAGTCAAGGTATCAGTGGTAAGAAAACAATGAATGCACTAACAATGTTTGACCAATTATTTGATGTAAAAGATGAACCAGAGTTTGAAGAAATCATTGAAGATAGTGATGATGAAATTTCTAAAATATTAGGAGAATAATATGCCATATAAAAGTCGTATTAAAACACTAGAAGAATCAATTAGATTGTTAGACAATCAACTTTTTCAATTAGAAAAAACTGGTTCTACTGATACCAAAAGATTAAATGAGCTAAAAGAAACTAAAGATAAGTATTCCAAAGAAGTGCGATTAATGATTAGAGCACAATGGGACAATGACCATAACACTGTAGATTTCGGAGATGACAGATGATAGAACAACAAACACAAGCATTGGCTGAAAAACGTCAAAGAATTAAAGACAAAGCAGTACGTACAATTTTTGTGCGTTTTCAAAAAGAAGGTATTCATAAATACCCAGCGGCAGCAACAGACCCTAACTTGGCAACAGGTGATGAGTATGATGTTAGCTTTTTAGCAACTCCACATAGACACATCTTTCACTTTGAAGTGTCTATTGAAGTGTTTCACAACGACCGTGATATCGAGTTTATTCAATTCAAAAGATGGTTAGAGAATCAATATTCTCAAGGCATTCTTGCGTTGGATTACAAAAGTTGTGAAATGATTAGTGATGACCTCTATGATGTTATCGCAACTCGGTATCCAGATCGTAATATCGTTATTCAAGTATCAGAAGATAATGAAAACGGTGCTACGATTGTTTACAATACTTATAAACCCTCTCTTTCAATCGCTATTTAAAGGAATTAATAAAATGGCAAAACAACAACAATCTAATCCACGTGTTCAACAACTGTTTGAGGACCTAGAAGGCTATCTAGCTTTCTGTCAGGACTATGGATACAAATACGATGAGGCAACACTATATGATATGCGTGTTTTTGCATATCGTCAATATAGTAAAGCCTGTACAGGCAAGTGGGCTAAAGATCAATGGGCAGAGGATATGCGACCATGAAAGTAGTATTAATTACAGGTGGATTTGATCCACTACATAGTGGACATATTGCATATATCAATGCGGCTAAAAAATTAGGAGATATGCTAGTCGTCGGTCTTAATAGCGATGCTTGGTTATCTCGCAAAAAAGGTAGACCATTCTTGCCATTGGGTGAGCGTGTAGCAGTAACTTCAGCATTAGATACACCTGATGCATTACTATTGTTTGACGATAGTGATGACACTGCCAAAGATGCTATTAGACAACTAAGAGAAAACTATCCGGAAGCAACTATTGTATTTGCTAATGGTGGTGATAGAACTAGTGATAACATTCCGGAAATGGATATCGATGACAATAACATCGAATTTGTTTTTGGTATAGGTGGAGAAGACAAGGTAAATTCTAGTAGTTGGATTCTTGACAACTGGAAAGCACCCAAAACAGAACGTGAGTGGGGATACTATCGTGTGTTGCACGAAGTAGATGGTACTAAGGTAAAAGAACTTACAGTAGAACCAAAACAATCTCTCAGTATGCAGAAGCATTCCAAACGTAGCGAACATTGGATCGTTACTGAAGGTAAATGCAAATTGCGTAAATATGCCGAATCGGGTGAATTAGTTGAGACAGTACTTAGTAAACATGATACAATTACTATTCAACCTGATGAATGGCATCAGTTAGCTAACACATTTACTAAACCGTGTAAAATCGTAGAGATTCAATATGGTAAGAAATGTGTAGAAGAAGATATTAAACGACAAAATGCATAAACTATTTTACATGGGCCTAGAGCCTTACAAAGCACGATACACACTACAGTTACAAGACTGGAATGAAAGTGTATTCAAACGCAGGGGCATTAACTATGTTATTGTTCCGGGCGAAACATTATCTAATGACCAAGCTATCGTTACAGGTCAAGTATTAGACGCACACGGAAGAACATACTTTGGTATGAGTCAACTAATGAATCTAGTTAAGATGATGAAGCAAGGCGATGTAGGCGCAGGTGATATAGTTTATTTTGAAGATATGTTTCAGCCGGGCATTGAATCATTGCCCTACATTATGAAACAGATTCCGATCACAAGTCGTCCTAAGATTTTTGTTCGTTGTCTAGCACAAAGTATTGACCCTGATGATTTCGTACACGTATGGGGTATGAGTGAATTCATGGGTCACTATGAAAAGATGGTTGATTCATTCGCTGATGGTGTGCTTGCTAGTAATGAAGAAATGGTAATGCATATGAAGATTGCAGGTTGGAAAGCTCCCATCTATAATATCTCAGGCTTAGCATTTGGTAAAGAAGAAGTTCGTAGTCGTATCAACAATAACATCAAGCCATTCAATGAACGACCTATGCGTATTGCATTCAGTGCAAGATGGGATCAAGAAAAGCAACCAGACTTCTATATGGATGTGATTGAAGAATTCTACAACCGTTATGGTCAGAAGGATCGTCATGGTGTATATCGTGGTGTAGAATTCTGTGTATTCAGTGGTAGTAAATTGAAAAGCAACAACGACAGCTATATGAAGCGTACACAGGATATGCAAAATCGTGGTCTATTACGTATATGTGAAGACCTTGACAAGAACGCATACTATGAGTTACTAAACGATACTAGAGTATTGTTTAACTGTGCATTACAAGATTGGGTTAGTAATACAGTAAGTGAAGCAGATGCATTAGGTTGCAATGTATTGTATCCGGCATATCGCAGTTTCCCAGAAACGTTTGCAAATGACTACACAAGATTGTATGCGCCCTGGAGTGTGGAAGATGCGGCAATTAAATTGTATAATATGTTACATCAGCCGCACGTTAATCAAGGTAAAATCAGTGATTGGACTGATGGTACTATTGATAGAATTTGTGATATATTAGAAGGTAACGGACAACAATGGTTGCGTATGGATAGTGATTATAGAAAGCACACACGTGAGTCAAAATATTGATTTACTAATTGCGGCTGGATGTAGTTTTACAGAAGTCCAACATCCTTATTCAGATATGGGGACAGAGATTCCTATAGCTGATTATCCCGATGTTTATTTTACGTGGACTGTGCATCTAATGCATCATTTAAAATGTAAAACAAATTATCAAGGTAGAGGTGCAGCCGGTAATAGAATTATCAGTACAGCCGCAATTCATTCTACACTAGAAGCATTAAAAACTCATAACAGAGATAACATCTTAGTTGGTATAATGTGGAGTGGATCATATAGACACGATGTTTACTATTCTGAACCACTACTTGATTACTATAAGGATTTCGGTCTATCTAACATTGATTTAGTTACATCTGTTCATAATCCAACAAGTATTGTGGGCATAAACAATCGTAATTATTATAGAGTGATGCCTTATTGGGAGGATGAGTTATCAAAAACATATTACAAACATATATACGATGACCGTGGATCATTGATATCAACATTAGAACATATATTAAGAACGCAATGGTTTTTAAAGGTAAATAATATAAAATATTTTATGACTTCACATCATCCAGCTGCCTTACCCGAAACGCATAAAAATCATCCTGATGTTAAATATTTGTGGGATGCAATCGATTGGGATTCATTTCTACCGGTAAAGAATGAATGGGATTGGTTAAAAGAAAACGTTGATTCTAATTTAGATAGTATAATAGGTAAAAGTAACCCACATCCTACAACAGAAATGAATCAACGATTCACTAATGAAGTAATCATTCCATATTTAAAAGAGAGGAACTATATATAATGGCAACTTGGACACTAAAAACATTACACAAGAAAAGTGCAGTTGAAAAACAATTTTGGTACAAAGACGGTAAAACAATTATTCGTTATGAAGGTTATCGTTGGGGTACATTCTATTGTGAGAATGATGGGCAACCTGAGATTGACTTAGAAAACGCAGACGAGTATAATCTAAGTGATAGTGAGTATGATTGGGAGCTTGACAGTTTGGATGATGGATGTTGGGTTGAGTGGGAATATCCTGACAACATAACTGAAGAAGAAAAAGAAGAAATTGAAAATGCCTGGGAAGAAGAATTCTATGAAGGCATGGAAGAATTAGGATGGAGTAATGATGATACAGAATACATCTTACAAGGTCCGTTAGAATTATCAGACGAAGATGGTAATGTAGTAGGTTCTGGTGATACAGAATAAGTTCATTTCAAATAGGAGAAAAATATGAGCGCACAAAATGATATTGAAACTAGTTTGGCAGCATACAATGCTGAAAACGATAAGTTTAACAAAGGTAATGCAGCCGCTGGTACACGTGCCCGCAAAGCATTAGGAGAACTAGCGAAAGCAGTTAAGGCTCGCCGTAACGAAATTACAGCAGAAAAAGCCGCACGTGCAGAAGCAAAAGCTAAGGCTTAATTATGGCGACCCGCAAGAAAATTCAACTTGAAGAAGTTAGTTCATTGCCAGACTCAGTAAAAGTAGGTAGTCACTTAACTGTGTCTACCTACTCTGATGGTCGTACTGAATTAGAATGGGATTGGGATGCATTAGTTAAAGAGGTTCGTGAAGCCTGTGCTAGTGTTGAACTTTCAAATATGAAGCCTTTAGTTAAGGCTAAATCAAAAAAATCAGTTGCTAAATCAAAGTGATAAATACTTGTGTTACACAACGGTAACACAATTTCAAAACAAAACCATCACAAAGGAAGGTTATCTATGAGTTATAATAAAACAAAATGCGACCCTGAGTTGGGTCAAAAAGTTCATCTACATCTATTAAATATGGGCGTAGAAACGCCAATTGACGACACAATTGATTTAGGTGATCGTAAGGATCGTATTGAAAAGATTGAAGGTCATTTCAAAGCTATTATGGAAACAATGGGTTTAGACCTAGATGATGATAGTCTTATTGAAACACCTAAACGTGTTGCCAAGATGTATGTAAATGAAATCTTTTGGGGACTTGATTATGAAGCATTCCCTAAATGTACAACAGTTGACAACAAGATGCAATACAACGAAATGGTTGTAGAGCGTAATGTTAATGTTCAATCTAACTGCGAACATCATTTTGTAGTAATTGATGGATTGGCTACTGTAGCTTATGTCCCTAAACAAAAAGTTTTAGGGCTTAGTAAGATCAACCGTATCGTAGAATATTTTAGCAAAAGGCCTCAGATTCAAGAGAGGTTAACAGAGCAAATTTTTCACACCTTACAGTTCATCCTTGATACAGAAGATGTTGCAGTTATGATTGATGCACAACACTATTGTGTAAAAAGTCGTGGTGTAGAAGATACCGGATCTAGTACTGTTACTTGTCGTTTAGGTGGTGGTTTCAAAAGTGACCCAGCGGCCCGTAGTGAGTTCTTACAAATTGCTAACAAAGGTTGCAAATAATGGGAATGCGTAAACAAATGGACTACAACAGTGTACATCATCAAATCTATATGAGTGGTGTAGAACTTCATAGCAACTATAATGATGGCTTTAATCAGTTTGAAATCAAAAAAGATTTACATCGTATCAAGTGGTTGATTGACGAAATTATGGCAGACTCACCTATCTTTGTAGGTGAAGATGAATTCTTAAAAGAACACGAACAAACTAAAATGTGGAGAACACTGTCAAAATGATATTTAATCATATTAAAGAACTAAAACTACAGGGTAAAAAAATTGGTATTACCTTCAGTACATTTGATATGCTACACGCAGGTCACGTTGCTATGTTAAGTGAAGCAAGAAATCATTGTGATTACTTGATTTGCGGATTACAAACTGACCCAACTATTGATAGACCTGATACTAAGAATAAACCCATTCAAAGTATTGTAGAAAGACAGATTCAACTTGCGGCTTGTCGTTATGTTGATGAAGTTGTAGTCTATCAAACTGAGCAGGACTTGATTGACTTGTTGTTGATTCTACCATTAGATGTTCGTATTTTGGGTACAGAGTATGAGGATAAAAACTTTACCGGACGTAATGAGGGTGCAGGCCGTGGTGTACAGGTTATATTTAATAAAC